TGTTCGTTAGATCTACAATAGATGCTCTATGTGGAGAAATTACAGCAACACAATCCTTTCTTCCATCTGCAATTGAGATAAGTCTATTTGCTTTTGCTTGAGAATCACTCATAGAATCGCAACCAGGACCCATTATCAGATAGTCAACGGCAACATCTTCCTTGTTGTTAAACAGATCATATGCTCCCATGATATCCCCAAGGGATGCTTTGAGATTACCCGTGGAAGTGTAATTATTACCCCCTTCAAGAGTATACGTTGCTCTACCAATAGAACTAAAATTACGTCCCTGAGCGTCAAAGTTCCATCCTTGATCTGCAATCGCAGATGCAACACCAAATCCTGTTGGGGTATCGCCATTGTCATAAAGTTTTACTCCCCCACTGTCAACAAATACAATAGGAGTTGGGAACGTATTGTGGAAGTTGTCGTTACTTGTACTTTGGTTTCCTCCAGCATAGAGATACTGGGAGAAGTTTGCTAGGTAGTTCTTATACCAGATTTTTTGTGGGGAATTGACTTGAGATACTGCGTCTTTTGCCTTAGACAGTCCGACATGCTTCTCAAGAATGTTACCTCTTACTCCAGTAACCGATCCATCATCGTCAACAATGACAATATGCAGTTCATCATTATTTGCATTACGCTCAGATGCATATGCAGAAGTTCCTGGTTTTGGTGCAATCGTGCTCCAGAAAATTTGAGAATTGTCTAATCCAAGTGTCTGTTTGTTATACCAGTCATTAACACCAGCAACCTCAACTCTAGAATTTGCCTCAGTAACTTCAAGAAGAATCTTGTCATCTCTAAGAGCACTAATCGTCATTGTAGCGTCATCACCTGGTGTGACACCTCCAATTACATTACCTGGAATGGTAACTGTACCACTATTTTGATATGCAAGACCCGAATTAGTTGCAGTTACAGTACCAATACCACCAGTTCCATCTCTGTAAACATTAAAAGAGATTCCAGAACCAACGGTACTTACACCAGCAACACTTAGATATACACCATTAGATGCTGCAGAAACAACAGCAGCAGTTGTAAATCCAATGGTCTTAATTGCACCTTGATTCAGATCAAATCCACCAATAGAAGAACCACCAATAGATACCGTCTCACCAACAGTATAACCCAATCCTGGGTTGACAATTACAACACCAGAAGCAACAACGTTGCCGTCTGTACTGGTTCTAGTAATGTTGAATGATGCTTGAGAACCAGAACCTGTTGAAGTTCCACCTACACCAGAGTAAACCTGGCCTTGCTCACCATTTACTGGTGTACTTGTAGTAATACCAACAGCAGAGATTGAGTCAACTGGAGAAGCAACTCCTCCTGCATTATCAATAAAACTAATTCTTTGACCTCTAAGGAAAGAAGAATATGCACTATTCTCAGAATAAGATACTCTAGTATGCTTGCCTGGTTGTGTACCTCCAGTAGAAACTCTAGAGTGAACCTTAACTGAAATTGCAGTAAGTCCAATCTCTGGAGTGTCTACAACTTGAGTGATTACTCCTTTCAAGAATCCAGTAAAGGATTCGGTCGATCCAACACCAGGAATGACTTGTCCTGTAATATCAACTGTTACACCATAACCAACAACAGCACCAAGGGATGCTCCAGAAGTTGTTCCAATACCAAGGATTTGGTCAGCTAAGTCATCAATGACGCAAACCTTGAGGTTATTAGACCAGGAACCTGGATTTTTTGCAGCATATAAGAAGTTAGATGCAGTACTAGCATAGTTGCTGTTATAGTCGTCAAAATTCTTAATCTTTGTGCCTGCAATTAGGGCAGTTCCAATACCAACATTCGAGTTGGAAATTAAAGATCCATCGGTACGCACTACTTTGAGAATGCCACCGTATTGCAAGTAAGAAGATGCAGACATCCAGTATTCATACTGATTGTCCTCTGTTTGGGGTTTGCCGAAATTGTTGATGAACTCTTGCTCGTTGGCAATAGTAATTGGTTCATTAACAGGTCCACGTTCAAACGGACCTGCGATTGCTCCAATATTATCAAGAACGTTCTCAGCTCTCCCTACCGTTAAGTCCACCTCTCTGGTTAATACCCCAGGAGATAATTGAGGAGTCGCCATGGATTCTGTCTCCTTGTTAGTCTCAGTTTATCTGAAAATATTTATTAAAAAGGGCATTTACGCGGGGAATGTTGGCGTGATCCTACCAATCGGGATATTCCCAAGCGTTTAAAGTTTTTCTAACCCGCTTTTTTGTGCATTCCTTACACTCGTATGAAAATGATGATGGTATTGCTCCTCTATCTTTTCTAGTTCTATAAAATCCCTCTATAAGATTCTTTCTTTCACCACAAGTTCTACACTTTCTATCATGAAGTAGTAAGTGACCAAACTTTAGTTGACCGTCTAAGTCCATTCAATTGTAATCCCACATATAAGACATATCACCATATTCATCAGTATGCCATCTATCACCTACATTATCTACAAAACTAGTTTCATCTAATCCATCATTCAAGAACCCAAATGGTGCCATATCTTGTTCTATTTGATTTTTCTGTTCTTCGTAAAGTCTTTTACGAACATCTTGATCGGTCAGTTCTTTAAAATAATCTTGTTGAACTAACCATGCATAGATAACCAAACACATTGCAAGATCATCATTACATCCATCCTCAGCTTCAAATGAGTTATGTCTTTGAATAAACGTTGTAAGTTCTGCAATTACATCATAATCTTTGAATATTAATTTATCTTCTTCAATTAGAGTCTTTAAATTTAGACAACCTATTTTTTTTACCGTCTTGGACATCTTAACACCAAGTTGGGTCTTCTTACCAGAGAACCCCTGCCCAACAACTTGACCTGCTCTACCTCTCATAGAACACATTAAAACATTATCATATTCTAAATCAAAATTTAAGATGGCAGCAACTTGATCACCAACATCGTTAACTTCACATAATACAAATGCTTTATTATAATTATCTGCTACTTCTTTGATTATGCTAGGGAATAGCATTGGTTTTATTTCATTATTCTTATACTTACATACTAATTGATGAGGGAATGATGTAATATCAATAACAGTAAACGCTGAGTAGTCTGCTCCAACTCCTCTAGCAACGTCAACTGTAATTACATAATTATGCTCACTTTTTACATCAGTAAATACATCTAATCCTTGGTGGGTTATTGATGGTTGTTCATACACCATCGTTCTAAGTTTACTTGGTGCAATCAGAGTATCGACGGATCCAAGAAATTCACATTCAAACTCGACTTTAAACTGTTGTTCCGATGTGTTTGCAATTGTTTGCCTTTTCCACTCAGCATCTCTTCCTGGTACGTCACTCCAGTGAACTTCTGTTGGAATATATTCGTTCTTCTTCCTTTCAGAATCATGCCAAATTTTATAAAAGTGATTCATACCATGAGGTGTACTCACGATAATAACTTTAGTATTTTTACCTGAAGAAATTGTAGGATATACTGAACTAAAGAATTGGTCTGCTATATGATTTGCAACGAACGCAAACTCATCAAGGAAGATGATATTGTATGATCCACCACGAACTGCAGATGCTGATGTAGATGCTGCAATAATCTTCGACCCATTCTCTAACTCAAGAGATGCTTTATTCCATGTTAATACCCCTTGTTGTAACCACTTGGGAAGATTCTCATATGCAGTTTGTAGACGATCAAGTAAATCTCTAGCAGTTGATGCTTTGTTAGCAAGAATTGCAATATTTACGTTGTCGTTGAAAAGTGCATAATGAAGAAGATAAGACACAACAATAGTTGACTTACCTGATTGTCTGGGAAGTTTACATACATTAAATCGGTTATGATGGAATCGATCCAACATAACCTTTTGAAACTCATATGGTTCAAAAGTTTTCAGACCATAATCTAGAGTAACAATCTGTATATAATTTTCCGCAAAATATACTGGATCATCAATGCATCGTGCAAATTCAAGAACTTGATCTTGCGTAAACTCTTGAGTAGTATTTGCTTTTTTTAGTAGTGGATTGCCAAGATAATGATCAACAGACATAATTTAGTTAGTTAAATTTTCAATATCCAGTTTCTGATGCACCAACTTGTGTGCCAGTAATAGTTGCTGCACCTCTCAGCCCCTGA